GAACGGGAATGAAATGCGGATACTGCGGAACACCATTCATTCCACAGTATCCCAACCAAAAATACTGCTCTAAAGCTTGTAGCCGTAACAGGCATCGTGAGCAGAAATGCGAGTATGCACGGCGAAGATATAATCAGATACGGAACAAGCAAATCATAGACAATAGTGCTTTCCGTCCTGGAACCGGCAACCTAACACAACACAGGTTAACCGATGAAGAGGCGGAGTATGAGCGAATACAACGAGAATTGCAAAGGCTTCGGCTCAGGGGTTAAACTGTCTAGAATTATTAATAGTATAGGAGGAAAACAAAGGAATAACAAAAACAAAGGGGAGAAATTAACATTTTCACCTAATCAAAATTTTTGGATGATACTTCCCAATAATAATACTAATCTTCCCCGTGCTCCTTTCTTTTTCTTTTATACAATGTGCATATAGTAATTCATAATACAAAGTTCCAAGTAATTAAAGTCAAATCGTCGCAAAGCAAAGTATATACCAAATAGTTTTACCATTTTCTATAGCCAAAAAATATAACAACAGTCTTCAATCATTTGTGCAATATAGTATTCATTTAAGTCCCTCCTACAAAGGATTTGAAACACAATGGGAAATGTATCATCCAAAAAATGGTGAAAAAAACAAGTTTATTCTTTTAACTGGCATGGATTTTTGGTTCAAACCCAAACCAAGCCACAATATTTCCAAAAAAAGAAACCATTGTTTAAGGAATATGTGATATAAAAATATGCAAACCAATATCATAATATAGTAAAAAACTGGGGGAGTACCATTGGGGGCTTCAGCAACCATAACACTTTTTTTATGGGCCTCAAAACTCCCCCTTTTTTTACCACTACAAAAAAAGATAATACTTTTAACACTATTTTTATGACTACTCACTACTGCCAACTATGCGGAAAACCCTACAAGAAAACCACGAACAACCAAAGATACTGCTCACAAGAATGCAGTCAGGAAGCCCGCAGACTCAAATCACGAGTATATTTTAGTCGATGGTACACGAAAAACAAAGTATACTGTTGGGCAAGAAAAAAAGGCACCGGCACACTAGGACCACACAGGCACGAAACCGATGAATCCGAATACGAAGCGATCCAGAAAGAATTGCACCGCCTACGGCTACGAAAATAAAACTAACCCTAATCCTTTTTGACTTGCTTTGAGTGTATAATAACAGAACCCAAAATAAAAAGATATTTAGGAGGATAGGATGAGTGGAGTCGAATGCCTACACGAAGAACAAATACAAGCCCAATCACGGAAAATAACCGAACTAGAAACCCGTGCGGATTTCAAAGACAAACGAATCGATGAATTATACACTAAGATGGATAAGATGGAAAACAAACTAGACCGACTTAATGAGAATGTTAATCAATTATTGATACAATCAAGACAAGGAGACACCGACCTCGAATTAAGACTCAAAGCCATCGAAACCGAACTCGCACTACAAAAACAAACCACACTCGACAACCACAACCGGATAAGCAGCCTATTAGCAATCATTGGTGTCGGATTAACCATTATAACCATCTTGATTAATGTATACTTCAACATAATACACTAAAAAAAGAAGAAGGGGAGGCATGAACCTTTTATGGAAATCAAGAAAGCACCAGTAAAGGATTTAGTGAGTCCAGATTGGAACCCAAGACAAATCACAGATGAAGAGCTTGAAAAATTAAAGACCAGCCTTGAAGAGTTTGGATACATAGACCCAATCATAGTAAATGAATGTAATAACCACATTGTAGGAGGAAATCAAAGATACCTTGCATTAAAACAATTAGGTTATAAAGAAGTGGATGTTATATTCATCAACGAACCAAATATTATGAAAGAAAAGGCAATGAATATAGCACTTAACAAAATAAGTGGAGATTGGGACCAACAAAAATTAGAAGTAATACTTGAAGAAATCGAACTATCTGACATCGATGTTAAATTAACTGGATTTGAAGAAATAATACTTGAAGAAATACCAGACTTCCAACCAGTCGAAGATGACGGTACAAGATTAGACATTCAAGATACTTTCCGTTTAATACTCATATTTGATAATGAATTTGAAAGAGACCAAGCAAGAGAGGATTTATCAAATGAGGGATACAATTGCAAACTGAACTAAAAATAGCATATGCAGACTACAATGCAGTTAAATATGCTTGCACACACTGGCATTATAGTAAAAGTGTACCTTGTGGAAAGTTAATCAAGTTTGGAGTATGGGAAGATAACGAATTTAAAGGAGTTGTACTATTTAGTAGAGGTGCAGCATACACTATCGGCAGACCTTATAATCTTAAACAAACACAAGTGTGTGAATTAACAAGAGTAGCATTAAGAAACCACGAACATAATGTGACTGAAATAGTAAGCAAATGTCTTAAACTATTACACAAGACAAATCCAAAAATCGAATTAGTAATAAGTTATGCAGACCCCGAACAAGACCATTTAGGCATAATATATCAAGGCGGAAATTGGATTTATGAAGGTGAAGGAAATAGTGAAACATACTTACTAGTTCATAATAAAAGAGTTCATAGGCGGACAATAGGAAGCAAATACGGGAGTAGCAGTTTAGAATATATAAAACAAAAAGTGGACCCTAATGCTAAAATTATTAAAACAAAACCAAAATTCAAATATCTATATCCTTTAACTAAAAAAGCTCGTAGGAAATATGAACATTTACACCAACCTTATCCAAAAGAAATCAAATAAGCGAGTGTGGTAATAAATGGTAAATTACATGTTACAATCCCGTAACAAGACAGAGGTTCAATTCCTCTCACTCGCATTTTTTTAAGTTTTTTAATATATAAAAAAGAGGTTAAAAAATATGGCTAAAACAAAATTGACAGACCGGTTATGTGATGAAATATGTAATGACATTAAGGCGGGGGTACCTATCAAACATGCAGCCATATCTCATGGAATAACCGAAGTAACATTCTATAATTGGTACAATAAAGGAAAGGATGCAAAGACTGGTAAATTCAAACAATTCTATGACAAAGTAGAAGAAGCCAAGTCAATTGCCATTACATTAAGGGCAAGACGAATATATAAAGCCGGTGAAGATAACTGGCAAGCCGACGCATGGTGGCTTGAAAGAGTAGACCCTGACAACTTCGGAAGAAAGGATAACCTCAACATTCATAGCAAATCAGAGATAGAGCATAAAGGTTTCAAAAACTTAATAGAGGCATTCGATGCAAGCAAAAAAGAATGGGACAAACACAAACAACATGAATAACTTCCAATTAGGAGCCTTCAGCTACAAAGCACAAAGCTTCATCTATGACAGTGATGCTTTCATCAATATTGCACATGGAAGTGTCCGTAGTGGTAAGACAATCGCTGCCACATTCAAATTCCTAATCTTCGTACTCAAATCAGACTACTATGAGTTTATGATCAGTGGCAAAACCCGTGATACTATTGAAAGGAATGTGGTTCGTGATTTAATCCGTATGATAGATGGGAACATACCCTACACTTATCGTAAATTTGACAACTATATTGAAATAGCCGGCAACAAGATATGGCTAATAGGTTTCAGTGACGAAGGAGCAACCGAGAAAGTAAGAGGAATGACAGTAGGCGGATGGTACGCTGATGAGATAACATCAGCTTCTAAGTCCACTGTTGAGATGGCAATCACAAGGTGCAGTGTGGATGGAGCTCAAATGTTCTGGACAATGAACCCCGAGTCACCTTATCATTTCATCTACACCGACTACATAACCAATCAAGAACTACTAGACAGTGGAACAGTCAAATGTTGGCACTTCACACTAGAAGACAACCTACACCTAAGCCAAAGATACATTGAAGAGTTGAAGAGAGTAAACCGCAAAAGCCAAGTCAATTACAAACGAAACATACTAGGAGAATGGGTAATCGCCGAGGGAGTAATCTACGACAGCTTCGACGAAAACATCCATGTCTTCCATGACGATCTAACTTCAACCTTCGATGAGATTAATATCTGTTGTGACTATGGAGTATCTACTGTAACCACTTTTGGAGTGATGGGAATAGTCAAGAATACAAAAGAGGGTAACAAGTATTATCTGCAAGAGGAAACCTATTACGATGCAACTGTGAAAGGAGTTGCCCAATCAGATAGTGACCGTGTAAATGATATCCTCCGACTGCAAGACAAGTACGGATTAGGTAAACGAAGCACTATCTACTTGCCACATGATGCTGCAAGTCTGAAAGCCCAATGCAAACAAGACCATCGCATACGGATGAAAGTACGAACCTACGCCCCTGACACTTTCAAAGACATCACAAGAATACAAGACCTGTTCAATACTAAAAGGTTCTTCATTCATGAATCCTGCAAGAACAGTATTACCCAAGCT